TGGCCCTCGGTGGACTCCAGGCGCTTGTGGAAGTCCGGGGCGTCCCAGTCGAAGGGCTTGCCGTCGCTCTGCGCGGCTTCCAGGCGGTTGGCGAAGTCGAGGGCCTCGCCCTTGCGGTCCGACATGGCCAGGCGGACGCCGCTGTTGGAGACGATGACGGCGTACCCGGACTTGCGCTTGCCGTCCTTCTCCACGGTCATCTTCGCCACGACGAACGTGCCGCCGCGGGAGAGCTGCGGCTTCTCCAGCTTGTCGAACAGGGCGGCGGTCTCCTTGCGGTGCCGCTCCTGCTTGGCCTTGTCGGAGGTGACCGGGACCAGGGTGCCGCTCTGCCAATGCTGATGAACGTCAGCGAGGGTGTTGAAGCGGCGCTGGCCCTTCCCGGCGGCCGACTTGCTGCGCGAGCCCGTGGTGCCCGGCTGCTGGCCGGGGGTCTTGTAGACGGTCTCGCGAGTGCCGTCGGGGCGCCACGCGCGCGGGACAAGCGGCTGATCGTTGGCGAGCTTCCTCTTCGGCGCCGGGATCGGCTTCTTGCCGTGGCTATCGAACCGCTCGTAGGCGAAGTTCAGCGCGTCGGCGAGGTTCTGCGCGTAGCGCGCGACATCGTCCTGGCCGTCGTTGTGGGCGAGCTCCGCGAGGTGCTCGGCGTCGTCCGCGGACCACGACAGCTTGTCGACCTCGGTCGGGTCGAAATGATCATTCTTGTCGTCGCCGACTTCGAACGGTGCCTCGTCGCCGCTGAGCCAGCCGAACAGCTCCTCGTACAGGTCGCGCGCTTCGGCGTTGTTCCAGTCCTCAGGCCAGACGCCTTCGAGGTCGCCGAAGTAGTCGACGCTGAGGTCACGCAGCGCACGGCGGGCATGGCTGGTGTCCCAGAACTGGCTGTTGTGGTCGTTCACCTTGGGGCCGGCGGCGCGCAGCGCGTCACCGTTGCCCATCACGTGCTGGTTGTGGATGGCCGCGCCACGGTGGTCGGCGCCGCCTCCGGTTATGGACAGCAGGTCGGGGAAAGAGCGCTGCGGCGCGTTGCCGCGCTGCGTGGCATTGCCTACGCGGTCGCCGTTCTCGTCCTTCGGGTTGGCCATGACGCGGCCCTGCGGGACCAGCAGGGGGTCATCGTCCTGGTTCGGGTCGTCGGGGCCCGCGCCGTGGTCCTGGCCCTCGATGTCCTGCCCGATCGGCTTGCCCTCGTCGTCATGCGTGTGAGGCTCGTCGGGGGTAAAGCCGTTGTCGCCCGGGTCGTTCTCGCCGTGGTCCTCGCCGTTGTCGTCCTTCGCCGGGTCGTGCGCGGCGAATCCGTTGCCGCGGTTCTCGTCGCCGAAGCGCCGCTCGTCCTCGTCGCGGACCTTCTGTTTGCTCTTGGTCGGAGCGGAGCCGTCCGGGCGGGCGACCATGGTCAGCCGGGCCGCGTTGATGCGTGAGCGCTCGTGCGTGGCCAGGTTCTCCACCAGCACATCGCGGCCGCCGAGAGCGCGCAGCACGCGGGCCATGCCGCCGCCCCACATGCGGGCGATACCGCCCGTCTCCACAAAGCGGCCCTTGGAATCGCGGGGGTGCAGATCCGGGTTCCAAGTGCGACGCAGCCTCTTGGTTTCGAGGCTGGCGAGGATGCGGTCTGCGGCGCTCATGATCGGCATGCGGCGGACCATGCACACCGGGGATGGTTAACGTCGCGGGCTCGAATTTCGGCCGCGGGCGGCGGAGGCTGCTACATGGTCTCGGTGAGGATGTGCAGCAGGAACCAGATGGAGAATCCGCTCCAGCCGACCGTGAATGCGGCTCTGCCGAGTTTCGAGGTGCGGGTACGGAACAGTCTTCGTACGTTCTCGCTCAAGGTGTCGTCGTCTTTCCGATTGATCAGCGCCCACGTTTCGTACAGGGCGAATGCGGCAGTCCACGCGGACCAGATCATCCAGCTCACGGCGTTGTCTCCTTGGTCTCCTCGGGGGGTGCAGGCAGGGGGCGGGGGCCGTGCCCGTCGTAGGGGGCAGCAATGCCCGCGTCGATCAGGTCCGTGTTCAGGCACGCGCCGTCGGCGGCCGAGACCGTGGCGAGCCATCGGCCGTACTTCTCCCGGGCGTGGGTCTCCACCACCAGCTCGGGGCCGTGCTCGGTGAGCCATTCGGCCACCCACGCCTTCGCGGCCTTGCCCTCCGGGGCGTTCTTCTCGGGGGCGTTCAGGCCGTTGAGGCGGAGCCGCTGCCGGGTGCGGATCGTGAAGCCGAGGTCGAGGTCAACGTCGAGGGTGTCGCCATCGACCACGCGAAGGACTGTGGCGGGGTAGGTGTTCACGGCAGGTCACGCCCTTCGGTGCGGTACCGCAGGCGGCAACGGCAGTTGATGGTCAGGTGGAGCGGGGCGAGCTGATCGCCGGGGAACCGCATCGGGTAGCCGTCCACGTCGAACGGCCTGGTGACCGGCAGGGTGGTGCCGTCCACGGCCTCATGTGCGGGCCGTACGCGGTCGTCTCCGCGGGTGACCCAGGTGCGGACGATGCCGGGGCCGATCGCCGCGGCGGTGGCCTCCGCGGTGCCGTTGACGGTGGCGACGGCCGCGGTCTCGGCGGCGCTCGCTATGGCCTTGGCTGCCATGTCGCCGAACGCGGTCCGCGCGAGCGCCACCAGGTCGTCAATGTCGTCGGCCGCCAATTGCCCCTGCACCAGGAGCGTGGTGACGCTGTCGAGGAAGCCGCGGGCGATGCTCTCGGCGGCTGCCACGGCGTCGAGGACAGCGGCGGTGATGCGCGGCGAGGCCTCCGGCGGCGGCTTGGGGGCGCCGAACGCGTCGGCGGTGCGCTGGGAGACGGTGGCGGCGATGCGGGCCAGGACCCGGGCGAGCGCGCCGGTGATCTCCTCCATCCACCGGTCCGTGCCGACGATGCGCGCCACGTCGAGCGTGGTGTCTCCGCCGCGGATGTCCGATGGGTCCTGCGCACGCCAGAACTTGGTGCCCTTGCGTGTCTTGGGGGAACGCAGCCGGGCGGCGATCACGCCGTCCTGCCGGGCGAACAGGGCCTCAAGGGCGAGGGCTATCGCCTCTTGCGCGCGGTCGAAATCGTCGTCGGTGACCTCGAACGAGGGGCCGTCATCATCCGTGCCGGACAGTGCCTTGGTTTGCAGGCCTCGGGCGTCCTCCACGGCGGCTGCGGCCTCGCCCGGGGCGGGCGGCAGCTCGTTGGCGGTGCGGGCATCGGCGACCGCGGCCGCGGCTTCCCCGGCGCCGGCGGGCTGCTCGATGCCGGTGCGGGCCTGCGAAACCGCGGCGGCCGCCGGGCCGTTCGTGTCCGGCAGTGCGCCGGGGCCGGCGGGCTGTCCGCCTTCGGCGCGGGCCTGCGCGACGACGTCGGCCGCCGATCCGTCCGCCTGCTGCTGTGTGGGGTCGAGCGGCGCGTTCGGTCCGCCCATGCCCGGGATGGCGCCTGCGCCGCCTTGTGTGGGGTCGCCGTTGCCTTGGATGCCGAGCGCCGCGGCGTCCTCCGGGCGCAGCGGCACGGGCGCCTTCTGCGGGCTGATCCACAGGGCGCGGGAGTGCGGGTTGTTGTAGGCGGGCATGCCCGCGCGGCGCCGGTACTCGTCAATGGAGATCAACCCGGCGTCGAACTCGGATCGGGCTTCCTCGCGGCGCTTGCGGCGCGGCAGCTCCAGCGCCTGAACCGTCGAGGTGTTGTAGCGGATCTTCAGATCCAGGTCGCCGACGTCCCCGGCGAACGCGTCGCTGATCAGCGCAAGGTGGCCGAGCTCCGTGTGAATCCAGAACCCGTACTCTTCCTGCTCGGCGTTGTCGAAGGTGCGGCCGGAGGCGTTACCGGTGACGGACTCGGGGACACCGAACGCGCCGAGGATCTCGATCTTCGCGTTCTGCGAGGCATGCTCGTAGGCCATCTCGCGCGGCTTGGTCGCAAGGTCCACGTAGTTCATGCCGCCAGGGCCTGCGCCGACGACGGAGACGTGCCCGGCGTACTGGGAGCCGGGCAGGAACCGGGCCTCCAGTCGGTCCATGTCCGAATCGGTGAGCGAGCCCGTGTCCACGGCCACGATGCCGCCGGGCCGTGCGTCGTTGCGGATGAACGCCACGTTGTACAGGCGGGACAGGTGGTCGAGTTCGATGCTGATCCCGGCGGCTTCCAGCGGCGTGACACCGGAGAACGGATCGGTCGGGTGAGGCTTCCTGATCCAGCGCACCCGCTCCGGATCGAGCTCACGGACGTGCCCGTACAGGGTCGTGAACTCGAAGTGCTTGATGTACTCGCCCTTTTCGTCGGGCACGGGGATGACCCGGTCCGGCGGCAGCAGGTCGAGACGTGTGATGGTGCCGCGGTTGCTGCGGGTCACCTCAACGAACGCGCCCCGCTTGGATAGCAGGATCTGCGCGGACAGCCGCTTACGGAGCTGCGCCCCCGACTCCATCGGGTTCGCGTGCGGCCCGTTCAGGACCCGCAGAAGCGGATGGTCCTCAATGACTTCCTCGAACTCGCCGTCTTCGGTCAGGCCGCGCCCGATCTCCAGCGGAAGACGGGCGGCGTGCTCGCCCATCGTGTCGATGGCCTTGTAGACCCAGATGACGCGTTCGTATCCCTCGGTGACCACCCGGCCGAGGTCCCAGCCGTCGGCGCGGCCCTCGGTGCCCCACACGTTGGTCGTACCGGCGTAGGTGGTGGAGGTGTAGCCACCCGTCCACGTGATCGTTTTCGACTCGTCCGGCTGCGGTCCTGGGGTGACCAGTGAGCGCAGCGCGGGAAGCCAGCGGCGTCGGGCCATGTCACTCCTCCCCGCCGCACACCCACACCGCGACGGCAAGCAGGGCGGCGAACAGCAGGGACCACGGGTTCACGGAGTACGCCACCGCGGTGATCAGCATCAGGCCGGCGGAGAGAGCGCCGTAGCCGCCTACCAGCCGGATCAGGCGTGGCACGGGCGGTGTGGTCTGAAGGACTGCGCCGCCTGCCGTGGCGGTGAGGAGCCCGATCAGGAGCAGGGCCACGGCCGGTGATCCCATGGACAGGGCTCCCAGCAGGCCGACCGTTCCGGCGCCGACCAGGAAGAGGCCGATCAGGTCGCGGGCGAGGCGTCGCCGCGGTGCCCGATGGCTGGGGAGCGGTGGGGGCTGCGTTGGAGGATTCACGCGGCGGACCGTAGGAAGGCCGCCGCGCTTGCGTCGCGGGCTAGTCGCCCACGTCGATCACCGCGTACGCGATGCCGAGCCAGGCCAGGACGGCGACGATGACGGCGACGGCTGCGGCGGCGCGGCCGTCCCCGCCTGTGTCGCGGTAGGTGAGGCCGCCGGAGATCGCGCCGCAGGCGAGACCAGCAAGGAAGACGCGCATGTGGGGGGGTTCCTATCGGGCAGGGCGGGAGACGCCGGAGACGTAGGCGCTGATGCCGCGCCGCTGGATCTTGCCGCCCGGGATCAGCTTGGCGTTCTTCGGGCGCTCGGGAACCTTCCGCTTGGCGCGCACCGCCTGATCGCCGCCGATGAGGTGCCGGTTGTCCATGAGGGCCTCGCAGTCCCCGCCGACGACGTCCTCATAGGGGCGACGGCAGGCCCGGCAGTACACCTCCAGCGCATCGACGCGGGTGGCGGTGGGGGTCGTAAACGAGCCGCGGAAGTCGGCTTGCTTCGCCACCCGGGCCTCAACCTTGATCTCCGCGGCGACGATCCACACGTGCGCGCGGGTGTCGGTCTGGACCGGCGGGGCGGCGGCCGGCGGGGGCGCGTCCAGTGGCTCATCGAAGATGTTGGCGAAGAGCCCGAGCTCTAGTTGGTCGCGTACTACCGCGGTCGTCACGTGTGCGTCCTCCGGTACCTCAGTGGCCCCCCTGCGTCAACGTCTCAACGTCATATGGACGGAGTGAGCGCGCTGGGCGTTACACCTCGTCACTGCGGGGCGGGGATGAACGCAGAAACCCCCGCCCGGGGGGCAGGGGGTTTGAGGAGGAGGGAGGCAGGCGGCGGGTCAGAGCTTGGCCACGCTGACGAACCCCAGTGAGCGAAGGCCTTCGGCCTGGCACAGCCGGTCCGAGGCGCCCCCGATCTCGGTCTGCAAGAGCTGGTAGTCAGCGCCGTGCGTGGCTCCCCATGCCATAGCGGCGCGCCACAGGGCGCGGCCGTGGCCGTGGCCGCGGTGCTCGGGCAGAACGCCGAAGTACTGCGGCAGGAGCCGGGTTGCCCCGGCCGAGTCGGGCATGGTCTCCATGGGGCCGATCGCCCCTACGACGCGAGCTCCGTCGGTGGCAGCCAGGACAGGGCCGACGGAGCCGGTCTGCATCTGGCTGTGGAGGAATGCGAACCCGTCGCTGGTCAGCCGGTCGGCGAACGCGGCGAACGTCTCCCGTGTCGGCTGTGGCAGGACGTCCACCGCGCGGATGGGGCCGGGCTGGTCCTCGATCCTGGGGTGGGTGAATGGCTTCAACTGGACTCGGGTGACCGTGGTCCCGGCCGGTGGCGTCTCGTCGGGGCCGTGGAAGGTGACCACCCGGGCGGTGGAGACGCGATGGCCGGCGGTGAGCTTGGCGGCCAGGCTTGCGGCTTCTTCAGCGGCGGGCCCGTAGGTGTAGACCGTGAGGGTGCCGCTGCCGCGGGTGCGCAGCGTGGGGATCAGAGTCCGGGCGGTGGTGTGCTCGATGTGCTCGGGCAACACCGTTTCATCCTTCGTCTCGGTCCAGCGCTGATCCTTGTCGTAGGGCAGGAACGTGCCGGTTCCGGCGACGCGCTGCACGTCATCGAACAGGGCCGGGGCCAGGGCGTCGGGGTGGACGGGGCCGATCGTCGGCACGTACGGCACCTGGATCACGGGGTGCAACCAGTCCCACAGCAAACGCATGGGGCCAACGCTACTCGTCTGCCACGCACGGCTCGGGCCCCGGCGCGGAATACGTCGGGGCCCGAGTGATTGTTACCGGTTGCGACCGGTTAGTGCGGGTTGTCGTCGCCCGCGTTGCAGCTGCACTTCGCGCTGTCCATGAGCGCGTCCATGTTGGTGATGCCGGTGATCTGGGTGACCGGCTGGACGGGGACGGGGGCCGGTCGTGTGAAGTACGGCAGGCCTTCGCCCTGGGTGGGCCCGTCGTCCGGGAGCGGGCGCCTGGGGGAGATCTCGACTGCTACAGCGGTCATGTTCACCCTGCTTTCTTCTGTCCGTGCTGGCAGTAGCTCGCCAGCGGGGCTTTCGCCTCCTGGTAGTGCTTGGCCAGGGGCCTGCATACGGTGCAGGAACCGGAGAGCGTGCAGCCTGAGCAGCCTCCGGTGCGAAGCATCAGGCGGTCCGCGATCGCGCCCAGTCGGGCGAGGCCCTCGATTCCCTCTTGGGGGAGGCTGATCTGGTCGTCGCGGCCGATTTTGCAGATGGACACCAGGCCGTGCGGGTCCATGTGGAAGAAGGTGTGTCCGGCGTTGCAGCCCGTGAACTGCTTCCGCATCCGCAGGTGTTCCTTGGACTGCGCGGTGAGGACTTCCCCGCCCCCGTAGATGGTGGGGGTCATGTTCGTGTAGACCTCGCGCTCCACACCCCACCGGTCGCAGAGGTCGATCATCGCCTGTTCTTCGTGGGCGTTGTCCTCGGTGACGATGACGCTCATGCGCAGCGGCAGCCGGGCCCGCCGGGCGGCGTTCATGCCCTGGACGAACAGGTCCCAGGCGCCTGCGCGCTGCGTCAGCTCGTCATAACTGGCCTTCGTCGCGCCGTACATGGAGACCGTGACGCGGTACGGCGGGCACTCCTCGAAGAGGCGCAGCAGGTTCTCGCGCCACAGCAGTGAGCCGTTGGTGGAGACCGTGAGCATCATGCCGAGCTCGAACGCGTGCCGGTACGAGCGCATGAAGTCCTTGTCGACGACTGGCTCACCGCCCGTGATCTGAAGCCACAGCACCCCGGCCCCGGCCATGGTTTCCAGGCAGCGCAGCTTGTCCGCCAGCGGCATGCCGCTGTTCACCTTGAGCCCGAGATAGCAGTGTTTGCAGGCGTAGTTACAGCCGAGGTTGACCTCCCAGCTCGCTTTCGAGTAGCCCCAGGGGGACGGCTGCCGGACGAGCAGGAAGTCACCCGCCGGCCGCCCGGCCGTGTCCATGCCCCACTGGTCGCGGACGGCGTGGGCCAGCCACGCGGGTGCGGGCTGGGCAGGGTCGTGGGCCCGCAGCTCCTCATAGTTCGCTTCGGGCAGGAGAAGGCCGTCTTTGTGGCCGGGCCGCAGGAGCAAGTGCTGTTCTAGGAACGGGCTCGCGATCAGGGTGTACACGAGGCCTCCAGGGGGCTTGAGCTGTCACGGAGTTCGGGCATGTCGACCAGCGTCACGTCCACCAGGGACGCGGCGAGCTGGGAGCCGACCATCCACCGGGCGCGCGCGGAGCTGAAGAGAGCCACGTCCCGCGCGCCGGGAATCGGGGGAGGGCCGGGCAGGTACATCTGGCCATAGACGCCGTCGAGAATGACCCGGCCTGCGCGTACCGCCACGACGTTGTCGCGCAGGTGCGGGCACAGGCGAGCCGCTACGGCCGCGCACGGGGCGCATACCGGCGGGTGCGTCGTCACCTCGTCCTCGGGCCAGCCTCGCTCACCGTCGGCCCGGTGGTCTTCCAGCAGCCACAGCCAGCCGAGTTCGTTGCGGTCCGCGGGGCCGCCGCACACCTGGCACAGGAGCCGCCGCATCGCGCGTCGCTGCCGGGGCCCATGGACCTTGCCGTACTCGGGGCGGCCCGCCCCCTGCTTCAGCGCCCACGGCTGCCAGGACACCCCCGTCGTGTCGCGTGGCTGCCCCGCCAGGATGATGCCGTCTCCGGCCTGGAGGACGCGGGGCATCGGCTTGTGCTCGCCGCTCCAGGCGGTGATGTACGGCACGGAGGTTCGCGCGTGGGTCTTCATCTCTCATCTCACTCGTGGCAGGGCGTGACGGGTAGTGGGACCGGCCCCGGGCAGCAGACACCGCACGCAGAGATCAGGAGATCGTGCTCAGCACTGATCCGAGGAGTGTTTCGTGAGGCGCGGGGCCGGGCTGGTAGTGGTCGAGCAGGTTCCGCAGGGCCTTCGGCGGAACGAGCCGGTCACCGCGGCAGGGGCGCAGCCAGTAGGGGCCCGGCGGCTCTGCCGCCGTCATCACGGGTAGGGCGACGTGGTGCGGGCGGCCGAGGCACGATGCGTACCGGTGCGGCTCCCACTGCTCGCTGGTGCCGGGCGGTACGAACCAGATGAGCCACGACCGTTGAGGGTCTTCGATCACTGGTCCGCACGCGTCGGGCTGTTCGTTGCCGTTGCCCTGGATGCCGTCCATGGCCTTTATGGCGGCGTACGCCTGCGGGCCGCTCGCCGTGACGACGACGTCGAAGAAGCGGCCGCCTAACGGCAGTTGCAGCACCCGCTGGTGCTGTAGCGCCATCAGGCTGCGTACGCGGGCGGCCAGGTCGCCCATGTCCGGGGCTACGGATCGGGGGACCATGGGCGCGGTGCTCGTCGGGAAGCGGACAGGGGCCGCGTCCGGCAGTTCCCGGATCGGGTCGAGCTCCCTGCGGGGCAGCTGCTGGGCGAGACTCACTCCGCCTTCTCCCCCCAGCTCGGGGGAACGAGCGCTTTGACGGTCTTGCCCACGACCATTCCGTCGCCGTCTCGCTTCTCGTCCCATGACAGTTCGGCCCGGTAGTGCTTCACCCACCACAGCCCGCGGCCGTTGGGGTGGTCGGCGGAGGTCACCGCAGCGAAGTTGGGGAAGTCGGGGTTGTCGTCGTCCACCTCGATGAGGAGTTCTTCCGTGTTCGGGAGCACCGTCAGCCGCAGGCCCACGCAGCCGTCGCTGAACGGGTTGCCGTGATTGGCGGCGTTGTCCACGAGCTTGTCGGTGATCCGCGCCGCCACGTCGACGTTCCCGGGCCAGCGGGCGACAGTGAGTCGAGGGCGCACCCGCAACCGGGCGTTGGGGCCGGCCGCCGCGTTCGCCAGCAGCTTGGTTTCCCACCTGTACCGAGGCATCTCCTGCTCCTCCAGCGGCAGGAGGAGCACCGTGGAACTCACCGGGTGTGTCTCGGCTGCGAGTTCGGCGGCCTCGCCGGGCGGAGCATCGGTCCTGGGCGCTTCCGCGTCGCGTAAGGGGGAAGCTGTGTGCTGCGTTGGCGGGTTCACGGGGGACTCCCAGATTCACGATTGTGCACGGTCGGACACTCTCAGCGAGCGCTGTCACGAGCGTTGCAATCGTGTGTGGACGGATCTACCCCCATACCGCCCCCGGCCTTTGGAGAGAAGTTGACGGTTCTCCTCGGACTTTCCTCGGACTTACCTCGGACCCGGTAAGTAACGTCTGTAGAGGGCACCTTGATTGGGACAGCGTTCTACCGTCGGATCAGTGACGTGCCGTCTGATGACCGGGGAGGAAGCCTTGTTGTTCTTCCAAAGCACCCTCAAGTTACGCGGCATACGCACCCCCGACGACTTCCTCCCGGAGTACCGGAAGGCAGCCGAACGGCTCGAACTGAGGGACGTGGATCCGGCCCCGAAGACCATCGAAGGATGGATCTACGAGGGGCGGAAGCCGCAACGGGCGTTCCGCCCGGTCATCGCCGAGATGCTGGGCTACAGCATTGAGCAGCTGTGGTCTGAAGTCCCGGAGGGCACCACGCTGCACTTCGTTTCGCTGGCAGGCGCGTCACCGACTGCACTCCATGCCGAGCTCGGCATGGACCTGATCGAGATGAAAAGGACGGGCGCGATGGCAGTGCGACGCGCGAAAGACTTCCTCCTCGGGGCAGACCGCGAGCGGGTGGGCGACGACACGCTCGGCGTGCTCGACGACGAGGTGCGGCGCCTGGTCGCCGAGTACCCCCGTGTCCCCCTGTCGACGGTGTGGCCCGACCTGCTGGAGACCCAGGAACAGGTCTTCCGACTCCTGGAGGGCGGCAGAGTCCGGCCGTCGCAGCTCCGCGACCTGAACGTCGCAGGCGCCATCCTGAGCTTCCTGGTCGCCAAGGGGTTCAACGACATGCAGGACCCCCACGAGGCCATGACGATGACCCGGGTCGCCGCGGCCTGCGCCAGGGACGCCGAACACCCCGGGCTCATCGCCCTCACCGAGGGCCTCAAGTCGCTCATCGCGTACTGGGCGCAGCGACCCGAGGATGCGTACCACTACGCCAGTCAGGGCGCTGAGACTGCCGCCACCCTCCAGGGAACCGTGGGTCTGTGGCTGCTCGGCCTCCAGGCGCGCGCCGCCGCGGTGCTGGGCGACGAGGAGACCGTGCATGCCGCGAACCGGCAGGCAGCGGACCGGCGAGAGACCGTCGTGCCGGACGACCTGGATGGGCTCGGCGGCCTGTTCACCTACGCCCGGGCGAAGCAGCTCTACTACTCGGTGGAAGCCCAAGCGCTCCTCGGTAACGGGGGCGTGCAGCTCGCCGCCCAGGCCGAGGAAGCCGTGCAGGGCTTCAGCGACCCCACCGCCCCGGACTGGGCGTTCGGCGACCTCGCAGGCTCTCAGTGCGATCTCGCGCTCGTCCGGCTCTACAGCGGAGACGTGGACGGAGCGGCGGCCGCCATCCGTCCGGTGCTGAACCTGCCTGCCTCCCACCGCAACAACGGGATCATCGTCTCCGCCATGCGCGTCAGGAACTCCCTGACCGCCGGCCCCGTGCGGACGGCCGTCGCCGCGCGCGATCTCCGGGCGGAGATCGAGGCGTTCCCGGCCAGCCGGCCCGCGCTGCCCCGCGGGTAGAGTCCGGGCATGTACCCGGTCACTCGTTCCAGCGCACGCCTCGACCTGCGAGAACTCGCCATCGAGGACGTGGACGCGGTGCTAGCCATCTACGGCAGCCCAGAGGCGACGGAGCATCTGTCGTTCGAGCCGCGTACTCGTGAGCAGGTTGGGCAGATCGTGGCCCGGTCCATCGCCGCCGCCACGGCGACGCCCCGCACGGAGTACGCGCTCGCCGTCATCGAGCGAGAGACGGACGAGCTGATCGGGTTCGGCCGCCTGGCCATCGACCCCCACCAGCAGCGCGGAGCCACCATGGGTTTCGCGCTGCGCCCGGATGCGTGGGGCGTGGGCTACGGCGTGGAGACGGTGCGGCTGCTGCTCGCCGTCGGCTTTGACGACTTGGGCCTTCACCGCGTGTGGGGCGCGCGGTCCCCGCTCAACGAGGCCTCCGCGAAGACCATGACGGCCGCCAGCATGGTCGAAGAGGGGCTGATCCGCGAGCACGTGCTGAAGGCCGGGGCGTGGCGTGACTCCGTCGTGCATGCGATCCTTGATCGCGAGTGGCGGCCCGCCTTTTGAACGCCGATGGAGGCGGGCCGCACGATCATCCGGCCGTGTCGTGTCCGCCGAGTGGCACCTTGGACAGCGGGTCTTCCTGAAGATGAGTGTGGGGCCGGTCGTACACCGTGTCCGCGGTGTGGGAGTCCGTCGCCCAGCGGCCGCGCCGGTTGCGTTCCCGTAGCGGCACCCCGGCGGCGATCATGTCCGTGTTGGCGCCTGCGCGCAGCGAGTGCGCCCGCACCTTCTTCCCGCCGATGTAGGGGATGCCTGCGAGCTCGGCGTACCGCTGTACCCGCTCGTTGAGGGCGCCGCCCTTGAGGTGGTCACCGCGGCGGGTGGCATTCGCCCGGCCCTTGAGGTTCCCGGCTACCGTCAGCGCCCGGAACAGCGGCTGATCGGGGCCGTCCGCGCCGAGCTTCTTCAGCACGGCGAGCCACGCCTGAGCGCGGGCGACGATGCGGAGGTCTTCCCGGTCCTGGATGAACTCCGTTGCACCCTTGGACTGCCGGTCGGTCTTGGACGTCGCCGTGGTGACGACGAGACCCATCGGCGTCACCTTCACGTGCTTGACGAGGAGGTCCGCCAGCTCCACCCGGCGGTGCAAGTTGGCGTAGGCGAGGGCCAGCAGGAAGGCGTCCCGGATGCCGATGTGCGTCGACTCGTCGCAGTGCTCCATGCAGCGCAGCAGTTCCGCGAGGGTGAGCGCCGCGGCCCGATCGACCTCACCGCCGGCCCCGGCCCAATCCTTGCGCCACAGGCGGATCTTCCCGCGTACGCGCGAGGGATCGGGGCGCATGCCCTCCGGCTGCCAGTTCCAGAGGCGGCTCATGTACTGGCCGACCGTGTCCGGCTTGAAGTCCCCTGCCCGGCCGCGGCGGATCAGGTGCAGGCCGTACGCGGTGTACGTCGCCGTGGTGCACGGCCACGCGATCCGCGGCGGGTGTTGCTGGGCGCACCACTCCTCGAAGGCGGCCACGGTGGAGTCCCGGTTGATGAGCGTGTTCTCGGCGAGGTCGGGCTCATCGAGCTCCGCCTTGTCCTCGGCGGAGATCCGGAAGTCGGCTTCGGTCCACGGCGGCCGCGCATCGGCGCGCGGCGGCATCTCGCCGGGCCCCAGCATGGTGTGCTGGTTGACGAGGTAGCGCACCGGCTCCGCGTCGGCCGCGGTGACCAACTCGGCTTCGTAGACCTCCAGATCGGCGCTGCCCGCGGTCACCGCCCATCCTCCCCGTCCTGGGCGCCCGCAATGAACTGCTCGGCCCAGGGCTCGAACTCCGCCGCGAGGTCGGCGCGCGGGTTGGGCGCGGGCGGCATCATCTTCAGCATCGGCCACGTTTCGACGGGGTGCTCGACGCGGCCGAGGTGCGCGAGGCGGTCCGCCGGCGGGACGGGCGTCTCTTCGCGCGGCGTGGCCCGGGGCTTCCAGGTGGGTTCGGTGTGAGCGAAGTGCTCCGCGCGTTCGCGGAGGGCTTCCTTGAAGGCCGGGTCTGCCGAGGTGCCCATCGGGCCGAGTGCGGGATGCTCCTCGGGCTGCTGCGGGCTGCTCTGGTCGGTCACTGCGTCCCCTCCCCTAGGTACCGGCTATTCCAGGCAGAATAGCCGGTAAGGCCACACTAACCAGGGGTGTTTGACGGCGTGTCGGGAATTGAGCCGAGTTTCATCGTGATTCACCTGACACTCACATGGGCGCGTCCTAGACTGAGCTGAGTCTTAGCTGATTCTCGGCTCATGTCTGTGGGAGGCCATATGCGATTGATCCTGGAAGCCGACGACGAAAGCCCGCTCGCCGCGGCGCTCATCGACGCGGCCCGCCTCCCCGGCACCGCCGTCACTGTCGGCGATCCGGTCTGGACGCCGGAGCGCGCCGACCGGTTCGTCAACGAGGTCTCCACGCCGGGCCGCCGGCTGCTGCGCGCGGCCGCCGAGGGGAACGGCCGGGTCGACGGCGAGCGATTCCGCGAGCGGTTCGGGGAGCGGGCGCTGCACGGCCCGTCGGCCGCCATCACCAAGGCCGTCAACCGCGGTATCCGCGAAGGCTGGTTGCCCGAGGGCGCCGAGCTGCCGCTCACCTCCACCTACGACGGCCGCTCCTCGTGGTCCAAGACCGACGGATACCGGCTCCCCGCCCATCTGGCCGCCATCTTCCGCGACGCCTTCGACCGGGTCTCCCCGGTCAGGGCCGCGCCGCTGGCGGACGTCATCGACCACCTGGCCGACATCTACGAGCAGGGCGGCCGCGATCCCGAATACGCGCGCGAGCGGGCCCAGGCCTTCCTAGAAACACACGCTGACGCACTCACCGAGTGGGCCTTGGCCCGCGCCCGCACAGAGACAAGGACGGACGCATGACCCGCCAGACCGCCGCCCCGTTCGACCACATCAGCCTCAACCCCACGCACGTCACCCTCGGCGAACTGGTCCGCCGCATCGAAAGCGGCATGCTCGACCTGGACCCGCCGTACCAGCGCGGCGATGTCTGGGACGTGGACCAGCGCATGGCCCTCGTGCAGTCGTGGCTCCGAGGGCTGCCCGCCGGAGTGGTCATCCTCGCCGACCGCTGCAACGACCGGTGGGTGAAGGCGCACGGCGGGAAGGGCCCCTACGACACGGGTGAGGCGCTTTGGGGGTGCGTGGACGGCAAGCAGCGCTTCACCACGGCATTCATGTGGCGCAACAGCGAGTTCGCCATCCCCGCGTCGTGGCTGAAGCCGGAGAACGTCGTGACGACCGAGGAGACGGAGGACGGCCCCTACGTCCGGTTCAGCGGCCTCAGCGAGCAGGGCGTGCGGTTCACGGACCGGTACTGCTCGCTCCTGATCGCCGAGGCCAAGGAGTGCGCCACGCTGGAGGAGGAGGCCGAGCTGTACCTCCTCGTCAACGGTGGCGGCACCCCGCAGACCGACGAGACCATGGCGAACGCTGCACGCGTCGCTGGAGGGGCCTGACATGGTCGACGCACAGAGCACCACCCCGTGGCGCTGTGAGGTGGCGTGGCACGCCCACACCGACGAGCAGCGGGGCGCGACCTGCCGCCCCGACAGCATGCTGCACCCCGATATGGCCGCCGCGGCGGCCGCAGAGAGCGAGCGATGACGTGACCGTGACCGACGAGAACCTGAGCCACTTCGAGTTCGACACCGACCCGTTCACCGGGGCGGAGCTCGCGGCCATCACCGCGTACCGCAAGACGATCAGCGGCATCAGGGACATGGTGGAGGGCACCGACCCGCAGGAGCTCATCCGTCTCGGCGCCGGCCTCGAAGCGCCGGGCGCGCGCCACCTGCTCACCCATCTCGCCAACGGCCTGAACACCTGGTACCTCGCGCTGGACACGGCGCTCGCCGAACTGCTGACGTGCACGGCCGAGTCGACCACGTACAGCGTGGCGGTCAAGCGGTTCCTCGGCGCCGAGTCGGGCGCGTACCACCAGGCCCGGCACGAATTCGAGTACGCCGTCACCGTGTTCGTGCTGGGTCTTCGCACCGGGCCGACCGGCAGCTACCCGCCCTTGACCGTCGCCCTGAACCTGCCGATGCAGAGCCTTGCGGGATACGACGGCTGACCTTCCGATCCATCTGGGAGGGCGCGGCGCACGAGCGAGCGCCGCGCCTTCCTGCTCCCGAAAGGACACCAGACATGGCCGGACGCTGCGCGACCGAAGCCCGGGTACCGGGGCACCCTGTGCGCCCCGACGAGCCCGGCCAGGAGGCGTGACGTGTCGTTCCGTATCAGTGAGAAGGACGTGGACCGCTACCCCGGTCTGCGTGCGAAGTGGGAAGCGGCCAAGGAGGCGAATGCGCCCTTGCCGAAGCCCAAGTCGAAGCGCCAGCGCGAGCCGAAGGCCGAGGGCGAGAGCGGCTCGGCGTACATCGAGTGCGACATCGCCGCGGAGGTGAGTGGCGCCCGGCACTGGGTACTGCCGCTGCCGGACATCGACCTGATCAACGCCAACGAGGTGCGGGGCTGGCACTGGCGCAAGGAGCGGGAGGTCGCCGCGGCGATACGGGCGGCCGCCGCGAAGGCCGCGCGCGACGCCAGGGTGCCGCTGCTGGAGCGGGCCCGGGTGCTGTACCTCGTGCACCCGACGGGACGGACGCGCATCTTCGACCCGTCAAACTGGGCTCTGTCGGCGAAGGCCGCCGTGGACGGTCTGTCGGACGCCGGGAGCTTCAGGGACGACAACGCCCGCATCGTGACCGGCGTGGACCCGCGGGCGGGCAAGCGCATCACCGGGGCCCGCATCAGAATGACGCTGGTCGTCATCGACCAGGGGGAGGAACGATCGTGAAGACGCCGATGGGGCGCAGGCCTGTACCGCAGGACATCGGGACGCCTGCGAGTCGTACCGTGCATGGAGCGCCGGTCGTTGTGGACGGCGGGCTTGTCCTCGGCTACCGGGACGCCACTTTCATCAACAAGCCCAGCCTCGGTGACCACCAGGGCCACGCCGTGGTCTTCACGCACCGGTACGCCGTGGGATCCGGCATGGAGGGAATGGCGGCCGCATGCGACCCCACCCGCATCCTCATCGATGACGGAATGCTGTTCGCCACCCCCAGGATCACGAACCCGGTCGCACGGTGCAAGCGACCCGCGTGCCGCGCACTGCTCGCCGAGGCTGACCGGCAGCACCGGGACTTGGAGCGCATCCGCAGCTACTACCGGCTGGAGGAGCGGCACGGCATTTGTGTCGGGCTGGGGCTGCGGGTCCGGCACGTCGGCCGGCCCGGGGTCATCATCGACACCGCGGAGCAGCTGCTCGTTGTCCGCCTGGATGACGAACCGAAGCTCGTGAGGGCGCACCCCACGGCGAGCTTGGAGTACGAGGGCCCGGACGGCTGGGTGCGGGCCGTGCCCGTGGACAACCCGGCCTCCCCCGCCGCGGTGTAACGAATCCGCTGGTCACTCCGTCTATCCCGTGCACACGGCCCCCTGTCGCCTTGCGGCAGGGGGCTCCGTTCTGTGGAGGGCTGGAGCATGAGCACTGCCACCATCGACCGCCCCGTCGTTGACCGTGTCGCGGTCCTGCGCGCGGTGGCCCTGACGATATGCGGGCGCCGCGAGGGCAAGGAGAAGGCCTGCAACTCGTGTCTGCGGAAGGCGGACGCGGTGGTGCACCTGGTCGCCACACCGGAGCTGAACACCAAGCTGCTGCCGCGCCTGGCGGACATCCTGTGCGGTTCGGCCGGCCACCCGTGCGGGGACTGCTGGGAGAAGGCCACGACGCTGCTTCTGGAGCTCCGCCCGTGACCACTGACCTCTTCCCCGAGCCGCAGATCGTGCGCGCCCACGTACGGAGCGGCGACCAGCTGTTCACGAGTCAGGTCCCGCTGGTGGGCATGGAGTGGGCCGACGCCGAGATCGCCATCCGCAAGTTCTCTGTCCGCAAGGCCAAGGCGCTGCTCGTCATGAAGGGCGTGCTGTGCGCGTCGTGCGGGGAGATGTTCGAGGCGAATCCCCCGCCGTGCCCGGCGTGTAGTCCGGTCCGTGTGGTGCTGTGGGACGGCCGGGCCGAGTACCCGATCACCGACGACATGATGCGGGTGTATCCGCCCGCGACCCGCTTCAACGTGGTGGCCATGCTGCCGGGCCGGCCGACGGCATACGCGGCGCAGGAGCTCCGCGGCCCCGACTGGATCGGGCTGTCCATGGAGGAGCGTCAGCGCGTCATGGGGCGGCTGGTCGACGAGCTGCTGCGCTTCTACCCGGACGTAGCCCGGAAGGCGGTGCGCACACTCATCACGGACGGCAAGCGTGAGATGCCGTATCCGGCCAACTGGCTTGCTGTGCTTGGCGATCAGGCCGGGTAGTCTGGTGGCATAACAGAACAGCCGGGCCACGGGTGGCCCGGTCAACGCCACGGCGCACGAGCGAGCGCCAGGTGACTGCTCCCGAACCCGACCAGGAGGACTCTCCGATGTTCTGCGCTGCGCGCGTTTCTCTCCTTGGCTCCGCCCTGACGTGACGTGACGTACCCCCGACCTGGGGTTTCGCCCGTCAGTAACGTCACGTCACTTCCCGGGGAGCCTGCTGTGCGTCCGATCCGTTCGTCTACGTCGAATGACTCGATACTGCTGCGCGCTGCTCTGGGCACTGTGCGCGGCCTTGGCCATGTGTGCCGCTGGTGCAAGCGGCGCCGATATGAACTTGCTCCCGCGGCCGCGTCTGCGGCGCTGACGGGGATGTCCTGGCTCCACCACGCCGCGGGCTTGGACGTGTGGGACCACGTCGGGTACGGCGCTGTTACCGCGGCTACGACTACGGTCGCCGGGCTCGCGCTCAAGTACAAGCACAAGGATGTGGCGACCGGCGCCGCGTGCGGCATGGCGCTGATGACTGACACGTGGATCGGCGCCGAAGCCGGGCCGTCGATGCCTTCCCTGATCGCCACAGGGATCATCACCGGCACCGCGTACTGGCCTTACGTGAAGTGGCTGACGCGGGCCCGGCAGGACCGGCTCAAGCTCCAGGTCGAGGCGGCGAAGGCCGGGGTGGGTGCGGAGGCGCTCGGCACTGGCACGGGCACGGCGCTGACCGGGGCGACCCCGCAGGAGACCAAGCTCATGCAGGCCCTCGTGGCGCTGCTGGGCATCCCCGCGGTGGATGTGACCGCTCTGGAGAACACCCTGTTTGGGTGGCGCGCCGTGGTCGTGCTGCCGATGGGCAAGAACACGTCCCCGGCGAAGGTCATCGCGCGCCGCGAGCAGCTGGCGAACAACCTGGGGATGCCCGGGAAGCTGCGCCTGGCCCGCGGTGAGGAAGACAACGAGCTCGTGGTGTCCATGTACGAGACGGACCCGCTTGCCGAGACGCTGTCGTGGCC